AAAGATGCCTTCCATGCAGAATCAACTCCTGGGTTCACACCACCGTTATCGCCCTTCCTGACTACCAGTCTTGGCAACACCCGACTGGTCGAATCGTAAGCATTGTCGTAGACCACCAGGTAAACTTCGTCGATTCGAGCTAGTGTGGCATGAGCAGCATCAAGGGCAATAGTAACTGATGTCTGATCTAGTCGAGCCAGGTATGCACCTTGTCCTGCCACCGTGCCAATGAGAGCAGCAATATCGACTTTGGTAGCGCCAGAACCTACGACGATATTCATAGTGCCACCACCGCCTGCTACCACCTGCCAACCAGCGACAGGAGTTATGATGCCTCCTGCAGCAAATTGGGCCAGTAATCCCATACGCCTTTCTTCTGAAGACCAATCAGGAGAAACTCCAGATCCGGCTGAGTTTGTTCTTGATCCAACCGTATCGACTGATGCAGTTATTTCTGTTATTTGTGTGGTTGGCATTACTAACTCCTAATAGGAGGTGTCCCTCCAATAAACGATTCCTTGTACATCTGCACTGGTTCCTCCAAACAATGACAACCTGAGAATATTGTCTCCTGGTTGTAGAAAGAAAGTATCACGAGGCAAGGTCCAAGCTCCATACTTAGACACTCCTGACAAATCTATAATGCGTGCTCCAGATCCTCTCTGACGTGCATCCATATCAACGGTCAAAACTTGTCCGGTAGTCATTGCCGCCTGTATTTCCAAATCAACACCGGTGGTGAGGTTTCGAACTAGAACCCCGTCACAAGAACCAGTGACAGGACCATAGATTCTTATGATTGGATAAGCATTAACATTGCCATCGTTAGTGGCTACAACATCTGACCCACCACCAGGTGTAGTGAAATCTATATTCCAATCTACGTTCCAGTCCAACCCAGATCTTTCTGGATTGAAAACTATGAAGATTTGTTGTTCCTGGTCTACACCATAGATTCTTGGGTCTGCCATTTCGAAAGCTAGAGTCACAGGAATCTTGCCACTTGTAAATCCATCACGCTTAGCTGTTCTTCCTCTGGGCCTGCCACGCATGAACACTTGGGAACGGCCAGGGAACTTCCAATGAAGCTCACCTTCGTGATTCCGATATGGTTTGAAGAACTCGAGTTGTTCGTAATACTCAGTATCGCCAAGTATGTCTAATTCAAAAATTGGTGTCTTTGAAGTTACTAAGTGAAAACCAGGAACCGATCCATCGTCTCTTGGAAGTTCTCTCGATCCTGACCGAACATCGAAGGACTCAAGTCCGTCAACCGTGACGACATCAACTTCTGTGTTCATGCCAAACAAGGTCCCGACTCCATCAAGGCCGAACCAGAACTGGTAATCAAGAAGAGTAGGTATAGCCATTACAAACCTCTCAGGGCCAACTTAGATTCTCTCTTCCAATCAGTCAGCATCTGTTGCGGTGTTCCTTGGAAGACGACTTGTTCTATGTGCATTGCGGGGGCACCCAAGACTGATGAGCGGAAATGGTCACCGGTTGAGCCTAGTGGGGCCACCTGCGCCCCCTTAGCCAGCCTGAGAAGCTCAGGACCGTTTTCGCCGACCAGGGCGAGGCCTTGGCTTATTATGTCGCCTCCGTGGGCTAGGCGAGGCAAGGATATCTTGCCCATCTGGCCGATGTTCACACCTGGGATTTTATTAGCTAAAGTTATCAGTTTGTTCAGTCCAGTGATGCCAAGGTTCACAAAACGTTCGATCTGTGCCAAGACCGCATTGAATGGACCTTTGACTACGTTCTTCAGCCCACCAATGATTGTGCCAACTTTAGTCTTCAGTAGTTCCCAACCACGACTCCATAGATTCTTAAATGTATCCCAGACACCGCTGAACCAGTTCTTGAAACTCTGCCATTGGTTACTAGCTTTAGTCTTGATGCCACCCCAGAAGTTATCCCATTGTTGTTTAACGTACTTTATTCCTATCATGAAGACGTTCTTTATTTGACCCCAAGCTCCCTTTAGCACACCCCAGATGATTTGCCAAATTCCCTTGAGTATGGACCAGAGTCCTTCCCACATCTTCTTCCAGTCGCCTGTTAGCAAACCACTGAAGAAGTCAAATATTCCCTCGATTACTTGCCAAGCTCCAAGCAGAACGTCACTGACGACTTCCCAAACAACTTTCAACAGGGCGATGATTTCCTGCCCGAAGCTATCCCAAATCCATAAGACAAAACCTTTGCCAGTTTCGAACACAGTAACGATGAATTCCCATGCTGCCTGGAGAGTCTCCTTTACTTGGTCCCACATGATTTTGAGTTTGGGAAGTATTTCAGCGTTGAAGTATTCCATGAATTCTGCTGCTGCTTCTTGGATTATCTCCCAAGCATCTTGGAACCAAGGAACTACTGTATTTTTGAAGTAGGCACCAACCTCTGCTATGACTGCCCGGAACTCAGCACTGTTTTCGTACAGGTGTCTAAAGAGTACAACTAGACCTGCAATTATTCCGGCTACAATAAGTGCTGGAGATGCGATGACACCTAGAACGATTCCAATAATCTTCAGAACAGTGGCGACAGCAAATATGATTGGCAACATCTTCGCCCACTCACCAATCATATCCTTAGTGCCATCTTTCAGACCTTGCCAGAAGGTTATGAGTTTTTCTCCCCAACCAACAAGAATCTCGATATTGTCACTCATCGCCTTTATGGTCATTGGCAGGCCCTTGCCATTATCTGCAAACATTCTAAGGTGACGAATTACAGTATCGAATGTTTTAAGGAAATTAGCAACACCTTCTGCAAATCTTCCAGCAGCCTCAGCTATGGAAGGACCAACTCTTACAACAAACAACCGAACTTGTTTAATGAGTTTCTTGAACCCGTCATCAAATTCTTTGCCAGACCCAATGAAGACATCCACAATGGCATTCTTAAGGAGCTTGAACTGAGCGGTAGCTGAATCCAATTGTTTCTCAGCAACCTCTTGAGTGGCCCCGCCAGCAGATCGGAACGCAGTTTCGTACTCTCTGATCGCATCACTTGTGCCAAGCAACTGGAGCAATCGAGCCTGAGAACGCTCCTGGAATCCCAGGTCTGTCAACAACTGCTTCTTCTGAGCATCCGTCAGGCCGACCATGGCATCTTCGAGGTCTCCAACAATATCTGCCATATTGCGCAGATTGCCCTGACTGTCATAGACAGCAGCATCAGCCTCTCGCCAAGCATCAGCTTCTTTGAGTGCTGCCTTCTGCAAATCCCTAACAACAATTGAGAAGGCCTCGCCGGCAGTCTTACCTTTCAACCCCTGGTTAGCCCAAGCAGCAAGAACTGCGACACCCTCTTCGACATCAATGTTGTACGTACGCATTGAGGCGGCAGCACGATTGGTCAGGGCATCTGAGAAGTCCTCAATGCTACCAACCGCCAACTGGTCAGCCCTAGCCAGAATATCGGCTACTCGCTTCATCTGCTCCATGTTCTTGACAGGATCTTCAAATGAAAGTCCAAGAGCATTCTGAGCAGTCACCAAGTGTTCTGTCGCAACTTGAAGATCGAACATGCCGGCTTGTGCAAACTGAGCGACGACTGGCAGAGATTGCATGGCTTGAGCCACCGTCTGGCCAGCTGAGAACAAGCTGAAGTAAGCAGCCGCAGCTTCCTTTGCAGAGAAGATTGTAGTTTTAGCAACATCTCTTGCTGCTTGTTCCAGCATATCACGCTGTTGAGGAGTTACGTCTTCCGTTATTGCCAGGGATTGGGCCAAGGCATTATCGAACTGAGAGTAAGCAAAGATAGCTCCGCCAATGGCTATCGCAACTCCAACAGCCAGTGCCTTCATAGCTGCGATGCCTACACGAGACATCTGTTGGAATCCCTTTTGTGCAGTGACCCTAGACCTGTCCATCATGTCCAAGTCACGGCCAACAGATTGAAGTGAACGTGTAGCACGGTTCTGTGCCCGAACAATCAAAGATAGATTATGGACTCCAGTACCTAATGCCACCACTCACCTCCTATCTTCTATGTCTAGTCTGAGCTGCCTTACGCTTCTCTTCAATTCTCTCACGTTCTCGTTTAGCAGTCAACCCTTCTTGAATCAACATTGCGTAAAAATGGTCTTGCTCCATCCATCCTCCGGAACCTGGAAGAAACCCATCTTCATACTTGGCTGTAAGTTCTACTGCTAACAGGGTTGTGACAGAATACCTCTCACGGTTTGCTATTGGTTGGGAACTCTGACTGCGTACTACTCCGAGGTAGAATCTTCCGAGTTCCCTTCTGAGTTTGGGATTTCTTCTGGTGGGATGACCTCCTGATGCTGACCTACCAAGTCATCAATTTCATCACCAATGCTGGCATCAATAGCGAATACATCATCCGGCTTCGAGAAATCGTACTTGCGTCCTTTGGCGTCCGACAAGTTGTGATCTACGATTGCGTTCTTGAAGTCGTGTAGACGTGCTGCCCGGTGATTGATAGTCGCCGATCCAGACTCATCATCGTTGATGCCCATCACTAGCACCTTGCCGAGTCGGTCGATTCTCTCTCCATGATCAAATCTACGGACTCTAATCCATCCTCCGGGAATGCTAGTTAGCATGTATAGTTCTTCGCTCGGCCTCGCCTGAGCATTTACCAATTCAGCCATGTTGTCCTCCTAACATGGATAGTGACTACAGGGTAATTGTTTCCTGAGTCGTGATTACCATAGTTGTAGCAAACCCTGCTGCAACATTGTGAACAGCACGAGCAGCCGCAGCCGCACGTACTTGGTCGCCTATTCCTGACAGCCCAACCTCAAACGTATCGTACATAGCACCATGGAATTCAAGATTGAGCTTCTGGTTTACACTCTTCTGACAATCGAGAATGATCTCCTGGGCTGTCCGTGCGACCCAAATTGCATAGTCAGCTTTGTTCTCGAAATCAATCTCGTAGTTGCACTCACCAATGAATTCTCCATATCTGACATAGTCAGCACGGTCTTCACCAGTAAGATTGAATTTTGGTTCCCCATTATCATTGAGAATAAATTCTGTGCTTTCTGCATCAATGTCTCCACGAGGGCTGACACCAGCAATTGAGATGGCACACTCATCAACTGAGAATGGCAGTTCTGTAGGCAGGGTGACGGCGCCAGGAGTGTAATCGTTAGTCTGCTTCTGACCAATGATGGAGTAGGTGACCATAGGGACACCACCATCTCCAAAGCTGAACCTTGTCTGCACCACTTGGCAACCCAGGTAAGCAAACCCAACACCAGCCCTATTTACTGAGATACACAAGGATCTCTTTGCTGCCTTCAAATGCACAACGCTGGAGTTAGTCGCCGTGTAAACGAAGGGGCCTACTCCAGTCTTTATGATGTTTGAACCCATACGGCTCGCCACCATAAAGTAAGCCATTACCTCTGGCAAGGCTTCCATTGTGATATCCCCGGCCACGTGCTGGCGTCCTGGTGTCTTTCCACTAGCCACAGCACGACCGACGATGGGCACACGATACGAATCTGTTCTCACCTCCTGCAATGACTCACTCATCACCGCAGCATATTTAACTGGAGCGATGAATACACCAGGAGTTGTCTCAATTGCGATTCCTACTGAACCACCACCAGCAACATCAACCATTGTCTGTCCCTTCTGGCTCCGTCACTCCACCTGAGTCCGGGACCTTCTCTTTGTCTTCCTTGCTTGAGACCTTAGACCAAAGTCCTGTATTCGTCAGGGCCTCAACCTCTGTCTCATCTACATTCATATCATCTGGCCTGGTGCCTGGACCACGATAACGCATCTTAACTTTCGCCATGGAAGTTCTCCTCCGATAGTGCTTGCAGATTCAATCGACTGGCAGACCAAAGAGCATCAGTGCCCATGAAGACATTCGGGTGATCGAGGTTGGCCACGTATCCGTGAATCACCTTCTGTTTTGTTGGATCATTCAGGTCAATGAAGTTCCAGGTTCTGTCAGACATTATGTAATACTCAAGGGCCTCCGCTCTCTTATGGGTGCCTTCCTGAATCTCTCCCGTTGTAGTTATTTCTCCATGATAGAGAATCAAATGAATTTCGAAGATTACTTCGTACTTACGGGTAGTTTTCAATTCACGAGATTTGTTGATCGGCATAACAGAAAGCAGAGGCCATTCTAAAATCTGTGAGGGTTCTCCGTATATGACCTTTTGGAATGCGAATTCGGTGTCATCAGTTACGATAACTTCCTTATCACGGTCAAGTATATCTGTCAGATGACGTGTCATCCTTCGAAGATCAAATTCGTAGGCCATCATCCATCACCTGGAGTTCCAACATTGGTCACGACTCCCCTGACCTTCAAGCCGTGCCTAGCCAAATGATCGGCAATGAACTTATCGAAGAGGCCTCCAACCTTTCGTTGATCTCCGACCTGCAGATTCATCATCACTCTCTGCGGTAGACGTCCAGGTATACCACCCTGGTGAAAAATCCAATAACGAGGTCCAGGAGTGGCCTCGATGTGCAAAGGAGAAATTGTATAGTTGGCTGCGTTAGTAGCAGAATCCATCATAGCACCAGAAGCAACAAGAATCCTTTGAGGTGAATGGAACCCCTGCCTCATCTTACGCTCGATGGTCTGCTGCTGTAGTGGTTCCCACTTGGGGCGTCCACCCTCTTCGAAGTTTCTCATAATCGCAGGAGCTATTGCCAGTACTGCTATCTGCCTTAGCACAGGAGAGAAATCGTTAATGGAGGCAGCAGTCCTGAACCTTCTGGCATAGGAGGGAGCGCCTACGCCCTCCCATTGGATAACCAAATCTATTGCCATTACCACTCACCAGCTTGCGCCCTTGTGAAGTATGGAACGTTCTCTGTGGAGGGAGCCTTGTCCCGTACACCTGATGGATACGAACTTGGGCCTAAGGTGGAGCCGGGGGAGTCCACGATAGTGCCATCCGGCAGGTGCAGGAGATAGGTTCCCTCCACAATCCCGTTCAACCAGTTTTGTGCCATATCCCACCAGCGTTGGCCAGCAGGATTGTCGATATCAGAGAGTGAAGTTCTCTCATCGTACAGCTTATATCCAACGAGGTAGGCAGCTATCCACTGTATCAGAGCAGGCACTTCTGCGTAGAACACTATGTCATCAAACGGAATCGGATAGACACCGACTAGCTTTGCGTTGATCTCCGTTTCAGCGAAGTTCATATAGCTGGCCATGTCAGCCGGGTATATGAGGTAATCGTCCCTCAATACGTTCTTGATGAAGTCCAGTCCTACATAAGCCACTGGTTATTCCTCTTCGTCCTCTCCGTCTGCTTGGAACGAAACAATCTCATCTTCCAACTCAGCACGAGTCTTGCTGGAGTCCATTTCGACACCGTAGGCATCGTTGGCCCACTCGATCAACTCACCCTTAGTACGGAAGTTTGAGGCCAGAGCCTCACGGAATTCTTCTTCGGTATATTCCTTGTCCTCATCATCACTGGCTTCCGAATTAATCCCTGCCATAACAAGCAGTTGTTCTCTTGACAATGAATTCGGATTACTCTTGGCTACCTTCTCAAGAATGAAAGAATCATCCACATCCTTGGCGACCTTTGACGGGACTTCATCTCCTACTGCAAACTGGAGAGTGTTCTCACCATCTCCATAAATGAAATTCTTGGCTGCCTTCATGTTGTGCCTCCTGACACAGATAATGACTGGTGGACAACCGAAGTCATCCACCAGCCCTTATTCCTTCTGTTACGTACCGTCACTGACATCGAGAATCAAGTAGGCCACGTCTGGCGCAACCAACTTCTCATCTGCGACGTAGGAAGGCTCGATCCAGTCAGAGTGCTGACGGGTGATCACTTCCCTTCTCACCTGCCAGTCACGACTCACGAAGGTATAGCCGAAGCTAACCTTCTTGATTCCAGGAGACGGAGTGACATAGGCCAGAAGCACCTCATCGCCCCAAATGTCTGCAAAGGAATCTGTTCCACCAAGTAGACCTGTGTTCTGCACAGTATCAACAACTTCGACCTGAGTGATACCATACGGTGCGAACAACGTACGGGCCACGTCAGTGCTAATTGTTGGAGAACCCCAGGCACCACCAGGAGTCACGATTCGATCAATGATCTTCGTAACCTTGGTGAAAGCCAACCAAGCAGCCATACCAAAGACAGCCAGGTTCGGACGAACACCGGTGTCTGCACGGACTGCCTCAGATGCTCTTTCTACATCGAACATCGGATCGGCTGTAACACCAGAAGCACCTGCGTCCCGCCATTGGGCAGTACCTGCGAGGGTGATGTTCTTGGTGATCACAGCCGGGTTGGTAACCAGAGTCTTGACCCTACGCTCCCTATCCAGAACCAGAAGGTTCTGCAGGTTCTCCAAAGTGTCCCTCTGAAGATCGAGTGGCTGGTCAGCCTGCTGGTATTCACGCTCATCAATCAGATCGTTGAGAGCATACTCCTCACAACGGTAGGAATCCGTAGAAACCCTCCAGGTCGTGGATCGTGACTCAGATCGAATCTGCCTCTTCGTGAACGGAATGCGTGCTTGATCTCCCTTATCGTACTTAAAGTAAATGCCAGACTCTTTGCTGACACTCACCTTTGGCAGAATCGTACCAGCGATCTGACCAAGTCCGAGTGGATACTTGACAGAGATACCCGTAAGGAGGGCATCAACATGCGTGCTTGCGAATTGCGGCATCTGCTACTCCTCTCTTATGTGGCCTGGTCGTCAACTGCGACCAGCATCGGGATAACCTGTCCTGCAGCGGTAGATGCCACGAGGGCAACACCACAAGCGAAGTTGGTCGCTACTGCAGTTTGGCCCCTGCCGTTCACCGAAGGAGCAATCTTCGCTCCAAGGGCGATGGCGGCAGCAGCCTCAATGGGAACAATCCCACCCTCGTTCAAGAGCCAGACACTAGCTGCAGAGTTTCCAGCTGCAGGGTCCGCACTCTCTACTGCGATGCCAATAGCCCTATCAGTAATCGCAGTACATGGTGTAACTGAATTACCAACAGTGCCTAGCTTCACAAACCGATTGTGAACGACAGCAACTTGTGCCTCGAACGTCTTCGGTGCGGGTGGAGCAATGTCCTGGTAAATGGGCATCTACTACCTCCCTTCGATCTTGGCCATGTCAGCACCAAGGGACTTCTGGTATTCGTTCCATTCGTCCGGGTGCTCCAACGAGTACATCGACATTGCTTGTCCGATGTCTATCTTGTGCTCCAAAGCCAACTTGGCAGATTCTCCGAGAATCTTGTCAGCCAACTCTGTCGAACTTTCGGTGTCGTCTTCGTCTTCCCCACTGCGGCCTAGCTCACGCATGTCCACGGTGGCACTCTTCGACAAGAGTCCCTTGTGCAAAGCCAGAAGCTTCTCAGGGGTCTGCTCCAAAGCATACTCCCTGGCAAGAACCTGAACGGCGGGAGACAGCGCCTTGCCAGTCTCCACAAACTCGCCCAGTTGCTTGACCATCTTGTCAGCACGGTACTCAGACAGTAGTGCAGCCTCTTCGGTGAAGCCAGCCTCCTGTAGATTCCGGGCCTTGGCCTTGTCCTGGTCCTCGGTTTCAGCCAGTTGCTTCTCCAAAGAAGGAACCTTGGCAGCAGCCTCCTGAATTCCCTTGAAGAATTCATCGAGTTGCTTCTGCTGGTCTTCTGTCAGCTCTGACTGATCATCGGAGAGAATGATCTTCGCCTGCTCAGCGAGCTGGCGGAGAAATGGGTCCATAGGACTTCCTCCTTCGATTGGGTGGTCCGCCTTCCCTAGCAGGAACTGGTGTCCCGTCTCTTCGTTTAGAAGTGGGTTCATTCCCTTCAGGTGCGGTCTGTTTACTAGTGCAGCTGCAACGATCACGTCTTCCTGGGGAGTCTCGTGATGAGGGAGCTGAACTTGATCGAAATATTCTGCGCTTAGATAAGCGTACTCCTTCTTGCTAACGGCGTCTACGCCTTCCGGACTGAACTTGATGTCTACGAGAACCCCAAGCTTGTCGTCTGCCCTGACCTCTGTCATCCATCCTGCCGCCTTACCGTACTGGGGATTGGCGACGTTCTTTGGATCCGAATGAATCCAAAGCACCGGCAGATTCTGTCCCGTAACGTTCTGCTTGAACTGTTCTGCAAACCTCCTTGCTCTTTCTGGAGTGACTTTGATCTTGCCAAGCGGATGATTCCACTCGCCTATTGGCATCAACTGTGCTCCTCGTAGAACACCGTCATCGTCAATATGTCCGAGTGACATCAAAACTTCGTTAACGACGTTGATTTCTTCGCCCTCAACTTTCTTCTTAATCGTGCCACAATATGCCTCGGGATCGTTCACCTTGCCACGGTTTGCGGCAACGCATTCGGCGAAGTTTGCATATGAACCTAGTGGCATTTTCTTTCCTCCAAGAGTGGAGTCAACATGAGTGGTACTGAACTCTGGCATAGCACTGTCACACTATCATCGCCTACAATCGAGCCTACCTATCAAACGGTCGGGTCAGCACCTGGGGCATCAGCTACATTCCATTCATACACAGTCGATCCAAACCGCTGTGTTCCATTACCAATCCAGATGATTAGACGGAACCTTCCGATAGTTTCAAAGTCTTCGTCTACCCATTCATATGTAGCAGTCGCAGTTGGAATATTGATACCAACACTGCCATCACCAATATTAGGTGGTTGTGTAGTTTCGTGAAGTTGTTCGGCTCTGCCCTGACCAGTCCAAGTGCCGGAGGTAAGGTCTACCGGGTTGCCGTCTTGGTCCAGGTATTGATGGCTTATAGGCACGGCCCTCGTGCCCTTTGGTATGGCTAGGCCTCCGTTGATTTCCTTAACTGCGATATCTGAACTCATATCTTACCCTTAGACCTGAAGTCTCCTCCATGCTTGGATGAATCAGTATATGGTGTCATCAGCTTCGCTCGGAAGGTTAGCCGAGTGCCACCGACTACAACGGTAAAGAATAGCTTTGACTCGGCAATAGCTAGCTGCTCATTGATTACTTTGACCAGTCCCTTATGGGATGATCTCGTTTCTGCAATTTGAACGGCCTCGTTGATTACTCTTAGAATAGACGATGACTTCACCACACTCTCATTGATGGAGACTGATTCATTCTGAATGCGAACCAAATGCATCGGACGCAGAACAGTTTCGTTGATTGAAATAGATTCATTAATGATACGAACTCTAGCCATGGTCCTTATCAACTGCTCTGATATTTGTTCAGATTCGTTGATAACTCTGACCTTGCCTACGTGGCTTGTCCTTGTCTCAGCAATTTGGACAGACTCGTTTGCAATCTTGAGAATGCCACGGACATTAATGGTGGTTTCAGGTATCTGTACAGACTCGTTGACAATAACTGTTTTACCAATATACTTTTGATTTGCCTCGTTGATCGACACAGCCTCAGACACAAGCCTTACGATGCCCAAATGAAGTTGCCTTGTCTCTGCGACCTGCTCTGACTCATTGATTATTCGAACCAGTGCCTGGGCCTTTATGACCTGCTCCGCTATTTGCACAGATTCGTTAATAATACGAACCCTAGCCATCGTCTTGATAATTTGTTCTGCGATTTGTTCAGATTCATTTACAATCCTCACAAGTCCAAGGTGCCGTTGTATCGCCTCAGTCACCTGCACCGACTCGTTGATGACCTGTATTTTTCCAAGATTCTTTAGAGTAGTTTCTGCGATTTGCACAGACTCGTTTACAACTTGAATCTTACCCAAATTCTTTTGGTTTGTTTCTACGATTTGAATAGATTCTGCTATCTGACGTACAAGACCTACGTGCCTCGATCTTGTTTCTGCAGACTCTACAGATTCGTTCCTGAGTCGAACGAGTCCTAGGTTGCGTTGCGTAACTTCAGCCGATTGAACGGCTTCATTCATTAATCTTACTCTACCAATATTGCGTTGCGTTACTTCAGCTGATTGAACAGACTCGTTGGTTATTCTCGAAAGCCCGAGGTTTCTTTGAACGACTTCTGCAGATTGAACAGACTCGTTGATAACCTGAACTATTGCAGAACCGGCCACTTCTTGAACAAGGTAGAAGGATCCAGTTTCCAACGAAAGGAAGTCTCCGGATTCCTCGTTGAGAATATCTCCAGT